GAAGCGCGTGCGCATGGCGGCGGCGATGGCCATGCCGGCGTGCAGCGGCGAGGCGCCACGGGCGGTTACGCGCTGGGCGACGATGGCCGCGAAGGCACGGGCCTGCTCATCGGCGGCGCCGTCGGCGGCGGTGTCTTCATCCACGGCATCGGCAAAGCCTTCGGCCACAGCCTCGGCGCCGGTGTAGTAGTGGTCGGCACCGTCCTGCAGCAGGCCCAGGATGTCGGCGCGACTCTTGCCAGACTTGACGACATAGGCGTCAGCCATGCCCTCGGCGAAGGTGTCCAGCACGTCGGCGTACTGGCGCAACTCTTTCGCGTTGCCGGCGATGCCGCCCCACTGGGCATGGATCATGAGGATGGAGGTCGCTGGCATATGCACGGTGTCGCCAGCCATGGCGATCAGCGAGGCGCTGGACATGGCCACGCCGTCGACGGTGACGGCCTTGGTTGCGCTATGGCGCTTGAGCGCGTTGTAGATGGCCAGGCCGTCGGCCACGCTGCCGCCATAGCTGTTGATGCGCACGTTGATGGTGGCGATGGTGGCCGGCAGTTCATTGAGCTGCAGCACGACGGATTGCGCGGTGACGGAATCGCCCCACCAGCTTTCGCCGATGTCGCCGTAGATCAGCAGCTCGTAGGCGTCATCGACGCCGGCCAGCGGCTGCAGCCGCATGAGCGGCTCGATATGCGGGCGCTCGGTGATGCCACGCGGCGAGGCCTGCGGAACCATGGCGAGCGAGTCCATTACCGCAGCAGCCAACAGGGTGGGCTTCATGCGTTGTCTCCAGTGTGGGGGGCGCGGGCACGCGCGGCGCGCTGGCGCGGGGGCGTCTTTTCGTCTTCGGGATCGGCCGCCGGCTCTGCAGGCGCAGCCGCAGCCGCATCGAGCGAGAAACCGAGTTCAGCAGCGAGGAAGCGCTCGCGGGCGATCTCTTCGAAGACGTCCTGCATGCGGCCGCCGCGCTCAGCGATGGCCTGGGTGACAGACTGCACGCGGGCCTCTGCCAGCAGCTTGATGCCGTTGGCTTCCTTCACCGGATCGATCCACGGCATCTTCGGTCCGCGGAACACGGCTTGGGCGACGGTTTCCGGGCGGATGCCGGCCGGCACGCGCAACTTGCCCGCTGCGATGGACAACGCGACGAAGCGCTCCCATATGGGCTGTACGAAACGGGCAATGAACTGCCCGGTCATCATCCGGTAGCCGTCGTAGCTCTCCACCAGCTCCTGCCGCTGGGCGCTATAGGTACCGTCGTAGTCGCCCGATGCACTGGAGTAGCTCAGACCAATGGCGCGCGTCCACGCACGCATCATGGCCATGCGGAACCGTTCAAGAATGGTGTTCGGGCGGTTCGGGTTGACCATCTCGATGGATTCGCCCGGCAGCGTCTCGGTGAAGATCGCGCCGGCTTCCAGCAGGAAGTCGCGCTCTGCCGGGTTGGCCGCGGTACCGTCATCGGCCAGCGGCTGATACTCCATGTCCTTGTCGCGCTTGATATACGCGGCGATGCGCGCAGCGATGCGGGCGGCGATGCGCTCGGACTCTTCGTAGTCCTTGATGTCGATCAGGCGATCGATGGCGCTGGCGAACAAGCTGATGCCGCGCAGGCCGGAGAGGCGCTTACGCACGGCCAGGTGCAGGAAGCGATCTGCCGGCACGGACTTGAGGTTGTTCTCGCCCACCCAGCCGCCATTGCCGGGGTGATTCTTGTAGACCCAGTAGTTCAGCGGCTGACCCCATGCATTGCGCTCAATGCCGGCGCTGATGCGCTTCTCGGCGTCGTCGTAATCCAGCGGAACCACGTCCGCCTCAAGCAACTCGATGGAGAGCGGCACACTGCTGGCGTGCTTGATGAAGCTGCCGGTGCCTTCCACCAGCTGGGTGAACTGCTCGCCATCGCGCAGCCAGCTACGGCAGGCCAGCTCCTGGCACTGCACCCAGTTGAGCGTGCGGGTGACCTCCGGTGAGACGACCCACTGCCGCCACAGATCCAGCAACTGGCGGGCGAAGTCGTCATCGATGCTGTCGTAATCCTTTCCCGGCGAGCTCTTGCGCGGAGTCGGCTCGATGCTGATACCGGCCGGGCCGATGATGTTGCGCACCAATGTGGTGATGGCGCCATCAACCAGGTCGTAGTTGCGCTCGAGGTCGCGGACGGTGGCGCGTACGGTGGCCGCATCACGCACCACCAAGCGGTCGCCGGTGGAGTTGTCGCGGCTCTTCTTGCGGCGCTTGGTGGAGCGACCGCCCTCGTACAGGGCAAGCACCGAACGCGCGAACATGCGATTCTGCGCGGCCTTCGGCGAGAAAACGGCGATGCCGCGATCCAACAGGCTCATGCGGACGCCGGCGCGGTCAGCCATTGAACACCGCCGTGCGGTAGCGCAGGCTGCTGCCACCGCTGCGCTTGCCCTGCTCTGCGGCCAACTTGGCCTCAAGCGCGGTAATGGCTTTGCGGATCTCCGCGAGTTCGGCTTCCTGCCGCTGCCGAATGTCCAGGCGCCAACTCAGGCCCGCCGTGAGGATTCGCACCTCGGCGGCGTAATAAGCGTCCAGACGTTGCTGCGTGTTCGACATGGACACGCAAGATATAGATGGGTTTGTCCACCGTCGTGGAAAACCGTGGACTTTCTTCAGGCGCGGCGTTGCATCTTGCTGGGGTGGTACTTGTATGCGGCTGCCCGGCTGCATCCGTGGTCGCGCATGATCTCCTGCAGCGGCTTGCCGCGGCGCCAGTCCTCGGTGATCGAATCGCCGTCAATGGGTGCCTTTGCGCGGTAGCTGACACGTTTTCCGGCGAGGACCTCCATCTGGACCGCCACGAGCGTGTCGGCCAGTTGCAGCGCTGCATGGGCGGGAATACCAGGCTCAGCGATACGGATGGAGCTGGCGTAGCTTTCGCGGAGCTGGTCCACGAGCTCATCCACTTTGATGTCGTCGGCCATTCTCTTCTTCACTCCGAATCGACCCAGCCGCTGCGACGGCGGGTGAGTCTACTTGTTCCACGGGAATCCGCCGCCGGCACCGTGGCGACGGGTTGAGCAGATGTTCCACGGGAATCATCGCTGGCCGAGATGGCGCGGGCGAGAAGACGTTCTTCCAGCAGATCCCAGTCGGCCTTGGTATAGCGGTGCAGGCGCACCTCGGCGTGGTGCGCGGCGGCATAGGCGTATACCCAGGTGTCCAGCGGCTCATTACGGACGACTTTTTTCTCGAAGCGGTTCTTGACCGGGTTGTAGACCTCGGACACAAGGCCAGGGAAGAACTCGGCAGACAGCTGATCCGAGAAGTGCAGCAGCCGCGCGTCTGCCTGGCGCTCGGCATCGGCGGAAAGGCGGCTGTAGAGGTAGTGCTTCGCGGCCACGCCACCGACGTGATAGATGGTGATGCCGCGCTTGTCGGTGCGGCCCCGCCAGGTGACATCGGCCAGCTTTCCCTTGGAGAGAATGGGGGCATTGTTGGGCACGGCACCGAAGATGCACATGGGCCGGGTGACGAGGCGCTGGCGAACGTAGTGCTTGACGGCCTCGGTGCGGTGGCCGCCGGCGTCGATGGCCACTGCCAGCGGCCGTAGCTGCACGCCGTCGTCACGTTCGATGGGGCGGTTGAGAAGATCCGTCAGGGAGAGCCACACGGAGTCTTCTGCAGGATCACCGGGAAGCTCGACGTAATCGAGCGTCCACGCGGCCATGCCACGGCCCCAGCCAATGATGTGGACTGCCAAGCGGTTGTCCTGCGTGTCTACGCCAACGGTGATTGCAAGCACGCCCCGCGGGGCACAGCGCAGCGCATAGGGTTCTGCACGGTCAGCAATGACATTGTGCTTGACCGACCGCATGGCCGGGTCTTCCCATGTCTCTGCCAGGCGGTCGTTGATGAAGGTCTTCAGCGCCGCCGGATCGTTCTGCGCGTCGCGCCACATTTCAGCCAGTTCAGCCCAGCGCGGGCCGAGGCCGAACTGGTAGTAGAGGCAGTTGATGGTGTAGCCGCGAATGGGTGAATCCGGGTTTTCCGGCACCCAGCGGCCGGCGGCGATCATGTCGGTTTTGTGGTGCTCATCGATGGAGGCGCCACACTCGCAGCAGGCGTACCACGCCTCCTTTCCATCGGACGACCAGACAAGGCCGCTCCACTGCAGGGCCTGGTAGTGGCCGCAGTGCGGGCACGGGACGTGGTAGCGGCGGCGGTCGCTCTTTTCGTACAGCAGATTGATGCGGCTGAGGCCGGCGATGGTGGGCGTGCTGATATACAGCCGCTTGTATGTGCTGGGAAATGCGCTGGTGCGGCCATCGAGCATCTTGACCGGGTCGTCACCGGTGCTCAGTGCCTGGGCAAACTCGTCCAGCTCATCGGCGATGACGTAGCGCGCGGTGGTGGACTTCAGGCGCTGCGGGCTGCCGGCATGTTCTACATAGAGCTGGCCGCCAGCGAAATCCTTGAAGGTGCGCTGGTTTGCGCTGTCGCGGCTGGCGGTGCTGCTGAGCGCTTTGCGCACTGCCGGCACCACCTCGATCATGGGATTGAGCTTCTGTGCGATCCACTTGTTCTGGCTAACCTCACCCGGCAGCGCGTACATGATGGGCGCGGGTGCGTAGTCCATCCAGTACGCGAGGGCGTTGGTTGCCAGCTGACTTTTGCCGAATTGGATGGGGAACTGGCAGACCATGCTCTTGACCGGGCTGCGCGCGGACATGCAGTCCATCGGCTCGCGCAGCGGCGGGTTGTTGGCGGTGTGCCACTTGCCGGCCTTGCTGCTGCCCTTTGACGACAGGCGCATGTGCTCATCGCACCACTGCGACACGCTCATGGGCCGGCGCGGTTGCAGGGCGCGCGCGAGCACGTTGCCGATGGATTCCGCCGGGCAGGCCAGGCCGACGTAACTCATGCGCCACCCTCGCCCGGCCTGGCGACTTCACGGAAGGCGCGGCTCAGCTCCTCGAGGCTGTGGCTGACCTCGTTCCACACCAGCTCGCGACAGCGGGCCTCGTCGACGGTGGCGGCCAGCTGCGGTGCCAGCGTATCGGCCATGCGCTCGAGCTCGGCCCGTAGGGCGCCGGCAGCCTGCCCGAGGATGGCTTCCACGTCGCGGCGATCCAGCAGCAGGCCAAGGCTGATATCCAGATCACGCTGGGCGGCCTTGGCATCAACTTCGGCTTTGTCAGCCAGGGCGCGGGCGCGGCGGGCCTGTGAGCCGTGATTGCCGCCGCCGGTGTCCTCGCCGCCGTAGAGATCAGCCCCATCGTCTTCCTGAGCACCCGGCGCCGCCAGCGCGCCGCCACGGCCCGCGGCATGGCGCTGTGCCACCGCGACATGGGCGGGGCTGCGCGTGTCGCGGTAGAGCGCGAGAGAGGGCTCCAGGAGATAGCCCTTGCCGCCCTCAGCCGGGACGACGCGCCCCTCGCGCTTTAGCTGCACGACGTAGGACGGGCGGCAGCCGATGTGTGCTGCCAGTTCCTTTCCAGTCACCAGGGTCACAGCACTCATGCTGCCAAGCCCTCCCTCTTCATTTCTTTCGACATGCCGTAGGCAGGTAAAAACGCGCGCGCGAACAGGCGTGCGGTGTGTGCGGGCACATGTGCGGGCTGCGAATCGCCCGAAAGCGCTGTGGCAGTAGCGATGTGCGGGACGTGCGGGACGTGCGGGACCGCATACGTGCGAGACGGGGCATTGCCACTTATGGCCGGGCGCACGTTTCCCGCATCACGCGCGCGCCCGCATGAGGGGGAGAGCCCGCACGTCCCGCACACACTTACTGCCACAAGCGTTTCAGCCCGCACATGTGCCCGCACACCGTCCCGCACGTCCCGCACATTGGCAGTCATGCGCGCGCCCCCCGGTAGTCGTTGAGCTGGGAGCGGAACAGGACGACCTGCTCGCCGAGGAATGTCGCTTCCGTCTTGCCATCCTTTGGCGCGCAGTCGCCGATCATGAGGAAGCCATGCGGCCCCTCGGTCCTGTCCAGGACCACGTACCGCTTGCGAGCGCGGTCTGGGTGCGTGACCTCGCGCTTCCTGACCAGCGCATTGATGAACTTGTGCGCCGGCGCCGGGTTCTTGATGCCCTCCTTCGAGCACCAGGACTTGTAGGCCTCGTACCACTCCTTGCTCAGCGCAGGCCGCGGCGTGAGACCGGGGATGTCATTGCCGAGCAACTGGTCGAAGAAGCGCTCAGGGCTGTCCACGCTGAGCCCGATGAGCTCGCGCTTGGCATCGGTCATCGGCGGGTGGCTGCCGTTTGTGAAGCCGCCCAGGTCGAGGCTGAGCAGGTGGTGATGCAGGGCCGCTGTGCCGCCGGCTGCTATCTCCGCCATCACTTCGCCGTAGAAGCTGGCGGGGAGCTTGACGGGTGTCCAGATGACTGCATGGCGCCGGTCATCCTCTTCCAGCACGACCGGCATGGCTTCGTTGCTGAGGAACACCATGTTGGCGTGGTTGTCCTCTTCGTAGGCCTGGATGTTCTTGGGGTTGATGCGGATCCGGTCGCCGGTGATCAGCGCCTTGAGCTTGTTCTTGAGGTGATAGACCTCGGTGCGCGCCACCACTTCGTCGGCGAGCAGGAACAGTTTGCGACTGGCCCAGTCGTTGAACTTGTCTTCCAGCGCGCTCTGATCAAGCACCCGGCCGTATTCGCCGTAGAGCTTCATGTACTCGTCGAAGAACATGTTCTTGCCGGTGCCCTGCGGCCCGTGGATGACGATCGTCGACTTCATCTTGGCGCCCGGGTACTGCAGCGGGTACGCCAGCCAGCACAGCACCCACTCGTACAGTGCGCGCTGGTTCGTTTCGTTGCCGCACATGTGCCACAGCAGCTGCAGCAGCTTGTCGCAGGTGCCCTGCTTCGGCTCAGTCGGCCAGCCGCCGAAGAGGTTGCAGGTGACGCCAGGCTTCGAGCAGGACGGATCAAAATCCACTTCATGGACGCGCACGGTTTGTCGCCCCGGGCTCTCCATCCACGCGCGGTGCAGCTCGCGGCGCAGGCACAGGTCGCGCATGTCCGACAACGAAAGCAGCATGTGCTCCTGCCGATCGAACACGGTGCCGCCCTGCGCGTACACCAGCGCATAGCGTTCGTGCAGTTCCTCGATCGATCCGATGGGGCGAAGGCTCGCTTTCCCCGCGCCCCCAGTGGTGGTGATTGAAGCGCGCGGATTTTCTGCAGGTGAACGCCACGAAAGCTCCGTGATACGGGCCTCGATCTGAGCGCGGACGATATGCAGGCCTTCGGCGGCATGCAGATCGTTGAAGTCGGTGATCTTGTTGCCAGCGTCGATAAACCGCGTTCGGCGGCCAGGCTCATCGGCGAACACTGGCAGCACCGTGGCACCGTGCGCGGCCAGCGCCGCCGCATCAGCCCCGAGCAGGCCGGCGTTCTTCGCCTTGTGCTCTTCGCCGCAAGTTGGGCAGGTGACGGGGTGATCTGACAGCACCAGCCGCTCTTTGCATCTGGTGCATTTCTGCAGCGTGTCGTCGTCGGCGCACACCAGCAGCTTGATGCCACGGTAGTGCTTGGCCAGCGCAGTGGCCACGGGCAGCAGGTTGCCTGCATCGAATGCGACCACGACCGGGTAGCCGGTGGCCATGTGCAGGCTCGCGGCGGTGGCATAGCCTTCGGCCAGCAGCAGGATCCACTGCGGCGTTCCGCCGATGAGGTGGAAGTGGCCCTTCTTCACCAGGCCCGGCGGGAAGAACTCCTTAGCCGGCTTGTTCACGGCCTTCGCCTGCGCAGCGCTGCGCAGAATCTGCAGACCGTGGACATTGCCGTGGGTGTCGAGCATCGGCAGCACGGCCGCGCCGGTTTTGCCGTAGCGGACACCGAACCCCTGCACGCCCTTGCTGTGCAGGTAGTCGGCTTCTCCCTGTTCGCTCGCCTTGCCCCACATGCGCGTGGCCATCGCCGCGGCACGCTCGGCAAGCCGGCGACGCTCGGCATCGGCGCGCTTTCGGTCTTCTGCCAGCCGGCGCTTCAACGCCTCGCGCTGCTCGGCGGTGAACGCCTGGTCGCGCTTCTTCAGCTCGATCTTCTGCGCGCCGTTCTCGTTGCCCTGCCACGACCCGAAGGTGCCGACGATCAGCTGGTCGCCGTTGTCGCAGTTGAGCGTATGCAGCACATACCAGCCGCGCTTCTCGCGACCGCCACCCTCCGTCCGCGTGCGCACCATCTTGCCGGTGGGCTCGATCGATGTGACCAGCAGGCCGGCGGACTGAAGCTGCGACAGGGCATCGTCATAGTTGACCGCCATGTTCAGTAACTTCCCAGGCCGCTATCTACACGGGAAACGGGGTCCGAATTACCCGCAGCGCCCCCTTCCAAGGAGGACCCATCGCCCGGATATGTTAAATATTTGTTAATAATTAAAGGCGCATGCAGGCGATCAGCCGCGAGCGGGGCTACCTCAACCCTCAGGGGGGCGGGGCCGCAGAGGGGCAATTCGGGCTGTGTTAGCCGCACCTCGGCCGCCGCCAGCCGCATCCGCTCGCGCTCTGCCAAGGCCTCATCGCCAACGAGACCAGGCACATCGTCGTAGAGCAGGCGCGCGGCCTCGGCAATGCTCTGCCGCGCAGCGGCGCTGATCACCCTGTAGCTGCTGCGTGGTGCCCGGGGCGGGTGATAGATGGCCACGGCGCTCAACGCTCCACCATCCCGTCAAGGCGGCGGAGCAGCGCGGCTATACGCTCCATGGCGCCGTTGCCCGCAGCGCGGATCAGGGCGAACTCGCTCTCCGTCAGCACACCGTCGGCCAGGCCGCGGTGGATCGCCCCGAACAGATCACCCTGCGAACCACCTACAGCAGCCACCAGCTCAAGCACGGCCATGTCCGAGGCCGCGGCGTCATCCGAGTCCGGCGCCGCCAGCACGATATGCCCGCACTGCTGGGCGAATGCACGCAGGATGCGGGCATCTTCCGTCAATACGGTAATGCGCACCGCCTCCGCCAGCCCCAACTTGTGCGTGCTGGTGTTCGGGTTCACCTTGCTGTTGAGCACGGGTGCAGACATGCCCAGCCGGGGCGCCAGGCTCTCGCTGCCACCCTTGTAGTCGTGCACCACGGCGTGCGCCGCGTCGTCAATGTTCATGCGGGCACCTTCCGAACGTATTTCTTCGAGTTGCCTGGGCCGACCATTGCGGCATGCACAACCACCCCGCTCCGTTCGGCTTCACCGTACTTCGCCGCTTCCATGTGCTCACCGGCGCCGGCGCGGTCGTCGCTGTCTTCTTCCAGCCGCTCAAGGCCGCCGGCAATCAAAAGCCCGATGCCCATACCCAGAAGCAGCACCGCCAATGCAAGCCGCAGGGCTTTCGCAGTGTGTAATGAGCGCATCTCAGAGCACCCCAGCAGCGGTGCCTGCCTGCCGGTACGATGCGGTTTCCACACGCACACCAATACCGGAGACCGACATGGAACTGACTACTACCCAGTTGCTGGGTGCAAAATCTCTGGCCACCGAAGTGGCTTTGCTCGCGCTTCTGCGAGAGAAGCGAGAAGACGATGCCTTTTGGCAGAGTTTGGACAAGTTGATGCAGGTCATTCTGAACCTCGACAACCTTGGCTCTCATGCCGATCCGACGGTCCGCGCCCAAGCAGATGCGGCTCATGAGTTCCTGGACTCGTGGCGCCAGATCGCCGGATCGAATCCGCGATCCCCAGCGCCGCCCGGATCTGGTCCTTTCGATCCGACACCAGGCGGATGATGAAGGCCGGATCACCCATCTCAGTGCACCTCGGCAAGATGCAGCGGCCGGCCGGCGGCGCGGCGCTGCTGGAGAAGGGATGCCCACTGGTCGCTGGTCAGCACCGGCTCGAAGCCAGCGGCACCCTCGATCAGGGGTTCATCGAGCAGCTCGCCGATATCGGCGTTGCCCAGGTCATCGGCGAGCGGGTGAACATGCCTGGCCGGCAGGCCGACGCAAGAGCCTGCCTGCCGGTAGGATGCGTGCGCGACCACAACACCACTACCGGAGACAGGGATGGCAGACAAAGCCACGATCTCGCTCAACGGCGAGTTCACCGCTACCGAGCTAGAAGAAGTTATCCAGGAACTGAGCAAGGTCCGCGCAGGCATGGAACCTGCCGTACCGCAAACGCTGCCAACGGTCGGCGACTCGGCTGTTATGGAGCAGGACGAGACGCTATTCACTATCCGCACCCTCGCGGATGGTGGAATCCGGATCTGGCTGCGAAGCGAAGGATCCGGATGGATGGCCTTCAGGCTCAGCGCTACCCGCCGAAAGGAACTCTTCGAGTTCCTCGGAAAGAAGATCGGCCACACGCATACAGCGCATTGAATGCCGGCCTACCACTTGGTCATGGATCGGCAGCTTGATCGGTTCATTCATTGCGCATCCCTCCAAGAGAGGCCCGGCCGCCGTGAAACAAGCACGCCAGCATCGAGCGGGCTGCCAACAGCCCTTCGCACACCACCACCGACCCCAAGGACACCCAATGCGCCAGAGCTTCATGGTTCACCTGCCGCCCGATGAAAGCGGGCAGGTCTATCTCATCCTCGACACCGTTTCCGACCACAAGCACGTGTTCACCGCCTGCGGCGTCGGTCGCGTCGAGAAGGGTGATGCGCGCATCACACAGGCGGCCCAAGCCACCCTCAATGCCTTGCTGGCATACGCGGAAAACGCGGGGCTGGGGCGGATCCACCTCGTGGAAATCGCGACCACCGTCGCCGCCCCCGTACGGGTGCGCAAGGCGCTGGAAGCGGCCAACGACAAAGAAGTCGTGTTTTTCGTCTGCCGCCAGCCCGACGTGTACGACGCCGCCATCCAGCAGCTCAATGTCAACTGGGGCAGTACCCCCGCTTTGCAGTAGGGCCTCAACCATTGGACACCCTCCCTTCGTGGACCGGAAACCTGATTGGCTCGTCCATATCAGGCCGCCCTTCCTTCACTGGGTTGGGAAGGGCCGAACACGTCCGGGCGCAGATCATGACGAGAGACGCCCGTCGCGGCCTCGATAGCGAGGCACCGCTCGGCGGGAACCTGTTCGCGCCGCTTCCATTGCGTCACCGCCATGGGGACAACACCAAGCCGGCGCGCAAGTTCAGACGCGCTCCCAGCTGCTTCGATGGCACGTTCTATGGCATTCATGCGGCCCATCGTAAACGTTACGTTTGCTTTATGCAAACGTCACGATTGTGGACGCTGGGGCGGGCATCGCAAACAATCCGTTTAGATGGCTAGAATTCCTTTCGAAACGATCGAGACATGGATGGCTGAGCGCGGCATCCGCCCCGCTGATGCCGCCCGCGCATTCGGCGTAACTACTCAGACCTTCAATGGCTGGAAGAAGCGGGGCCAGGTATCAGCGGATGCCTCCGATACCGTCAGGGCGACGATGGCCGGGCCCACAAATGACGTCTCCGATTCTGCGATGACCGACGGATACATTCGCTTCGACTTGTTCGAAGGAGCGGCGGGCATGGGGCTAGGGGTCGCAAACAGCGATTATCCGGAGGTCATCCGGACGGTGGATGTGGCGGAATGGGAGATCCGCAGGAAGCTGGGCTTCCTACCCGCGCCTGGACGGATGAAGCTGATGACGGGCCGCGGCCCCTCGATGCGCCCCAAGATCGAAGATGGGGACGTAGTGATGATCGACACGTGGTGCACACACTTTGATGGTGACGACTACTACCTCATCAACGTGGACGGCGATGCACAGATCAAGAAGCTGATGAAACGCTCCAACGGCATGTGGGTGGTCAGCAGTAACCCTGAATTTCCGGAATGGCGAATTGATCCGCATGACCTTACAGTCTGCGGAAAGGCGTTGATTGGCTTGGGGCTGCGCAGACTGTGAGGGGATGCCCAGCCGACTCTGCTTCCCCGGACAATGGGATTGGCGATTGAGTGGGCGGAATGCAACGCAATGATGGCGGGCTTTGGCTCACCGCATAGGTGGGCCACAACAAGGGGGAGAAATGGACAAACGTGCAAGTGCTTTGGCCGTCATGGCGGCAGCTACCGTTACGGGCTGCATGAACCTGGCCACGAAGCCGGCAGAGATTACCGGATCCTACACATCGGACTTGAAGTACCAAAACTACAACTGCGACCAACTCGGCATTGAGGTGAACTCGCTAGCGCGCAGGGAGAACCAGCTAGCGACGGCACAGGAGCAGCGCCGCAAGAGCGGCAAGGTACAGGCGTTCTGGCTGGGGTATGGCACTGGCGATGGCATTGAAGCCGCTGAGCTGGCCAATGTTCGCGGCGAGAAGGAGGCCGTGAGACGTGCGATGGATAAGCAATCCTGCGGCTCGCCGATGACCGCCCCCGCGCCCAGCAGCCCACAACCGGCCACACATACAGCACAGCCCTCGTCCGCTTCCGCACAAGCATCGGGAAGCAACTGGCGCAACTGGGGAACGCCAACCAATTCAACTGCGCCAACGAAGGCGCTCTATCGCTGCCCCGCCACCGATGGCACCCTGATTGTGACTGAAACCCCTGCCGCCGGCTGCACTGTCATTTCACCTTGAAGGGGGCAGATAGCATGACAAGCAAACCAAGACCCACACCTCCACCGCAACCCTCACGGCCGAGTCGGGAGGAAAAGCACAACAGTGTTCCGGATCACCGGCCGCCACCGCCTCCGCCACCTCGCAAATGACTTGGTGATAGGCTGCGCGCATGGACATACTCCTGAAATCTGAACGCTGGGGCATTCTTTGGGCAGTCCAAAGGTCCCAGCGTTACCACGCGCGCCGCTGCGCCTTCTTTGACCGCTGGAACAAGCTGACATCTTTTGCCGGCTTGCTCGGGGGGACGGCCGTAATTGCCGCGCTAGGAGAGAAGGCACCCGAGTGGCTCGCGGTGGCGGGCGGCACCGCTGTTGCCATTCTCTCTGGCGTTGACCTTGTGGCGAGCACGAGCGAGATGGCCCGACGGCACAACGACCTGCGTCGGCGCTTTTGCGAGCTTGAAGCGGAAATTGCGAAGAAGGAACCGCTGCAAGTAACTCCGACCGACATTGCTAGCTGGAAGTCCCAACGAGCGACGATAGAGAGCGACGAACCCCCGACCTACGTAGCGCTGAACATCCTGTGTGACAACGAACTGCGCCGCTCATACAGCCATTTGCAAGATCAGCCACACAAGCTCAGTTTGCTCCAGCGGCTCACTGCGCATGTCCTGATTTGGGAGAACGCCTGACCACACAGAGGCGTCACTATCCCGCCCCCTATCAACCCCGCTCTGGCGGGGTTTTTCATGCGCGCCACCAAGGTCATCCATGCGCGCAAACAGAACGCTCGGCCGCATGCAAACGTTACGTTTGACATTTCGCAAACGTTGCGTTTATTCTCACCCCGCCGGCACTCCCCAGCCGGCGGGCGACCGGCGGGTCGCCACCCTGCCGGCCCCTCCCCTGACCGGCAGCAGGCCACTCCCCTGGCCACAGTGACCCGCCGGCGCCCTCCTTCTTCCGGAGAGCGCCATGACCACCCAGCTGCCCCGCTTCACCCACACCTACGATGACGCCGGCAACCTGCTTACGGTCATCGACGCCACCACCGGCCTGGAGTTCACCGCCCAGCCGCTGCTCGGCAAGCGCCTCACCCAGCGCCAGGCCATCAGTGCCGCCAAGAAGTGCCGCATCGGCGGCCACAAGGACTGGGCCCTCACCAGCCGGCCACAGCTGCTGTCCATCGTCGACCTGAGCCGCCACTCACCGGCCATCGACACCACCGCGTTTCCCGGCTTCCCCAGCGCTTGGTTCTGGACCAGCGATCTGTGCGCCTGGTCCTCGGCGTCCGCGTGGGGCGTCTATTTCTACTACGGCGGCGTCAACGGCGACCTCCGCAGCTACTACGGGTTCGCGTTGGCCGTTCGTCGTGCCGGTCAGTAATTGGCCTTTTTGATTCCGTGAAGGAGCTAGCCATGGCCAACCGCTTTTTCATCGACGCCACCTCGGCACGTATGCATCTGCCGCTGTTGGCCATCCACTGTCTGCGGAGCGCTGCCGCGACGGAACATGCGCGTGCGAACGTGCTGTGCCAGCGAAGCGCTGGCGAGCATAGCCGCAACCAGAAGCGACGTAGCCGGCGCATGAGCGTGGCAGGCCGCCGCGCGGAAGCCGAAGCCCGCGACATCGCTGCCGAGGTGCGCTCATGAGCGTCTCCAGCCCCAACACGCAGCTGACGTTCTGCACCATCCCCCAGTCCCGCCTGGTCTACGCCGCGCCGCGTTCGCGTGAAGAGTTTGACGCACTCCCCCTTCCAGAGATCCAGCATGACTGGCAGCGGTCGCGCGCCGCGACGCTGAGCCATGCAGACGGCGTGGAATGGGAAGTGCGCGTGAGATCGAAGTCACTCCGCGGCAGCGGCGTGCAGGTCGTGTTCCAGTGGCGCGAAGAGCGCCCCACCGATGTTGCCAGCAGCGGCATCCTGCTCAAGCAGAACGCTGACATCTACCCAGCGGTGCACGCATGAGCGCCACCACACTTCCCGTGGAAGAGGCATTCGCCACGGGCCAGCGGAATCAGACCCTCGTACTGCTGGTGTGTGCCGGCTGGATATGGGCAGGCCTATATCACTCGTACACCAGCGGCGCGCCGGCCCAGGTATCAGCCAGCGCTACACGCCGCGTCACTACCCGCCCACGGACACTGCAGCTGGGCACTGGCCGCTATGCGATGTCCCCGCGCTCACTGCAGCGCGCCTGCCGCTGGCTTAGTCGCCAGGGCATCAACGTGAAGGAACTGCGGTCATGACTGCGACTGTCATTTCGTTCAGCGCGATCCGCCGTGGCGCTGACCTGGTGCGCCAGGTTGCCGCCGGCCGTGGCTACTGCCGCATCACCCAGCACCAACTGGCGCGCACCTTCCGCCCGGATGACCAACGCCCGCTGCGCGTGCAGGCATCACAACACGTGCCGATGCCCCACCAATCGGCCACAGCGGGCGACGTGGCATGAAGCACGCGCACATGAGAAAGCCACGGAACGGCCGGAGACAAGACCCGCTGCTCGATTTCGTCATCGTGCTGTGCGCCAACCTTGCCGTCATCGGCCTGCTGGCATGGCCACTTATCGCCATGGCAGTGAGGTCCTGAGCATGCAGCAGATATCCAGCCCACTGCCGCCCAGCGTTCCGCTGTGTGCCGCCGGCCATCACCCTCAGCTGGTTGAAACATGGGGGGCGCCACAGGGCCATCGCATTGGCGCCCCCTGCCCGTCGATGTTCCACATTGAGTGCTATCGATGCGGCCTCGCGACAGTCCCCACGCCTAGCCGCGCGATGGCCGAGAGCCGCTGGACACATCCCACTAGCCAGCACCGCGTTCCGATTGCCGGGCTGCGCCGCGCCCGCGAACAGGCATGCGCAGCGCTGGTGTTGAACGACGCGGCTGCGTGAGGAATACCGGCATGACCACTCTACAGCCCAAGGCTCAGGCTGCTCTGCTGGCCGCCTACCACGCCCCCAACCATACCCTGCGCCGCACGCGCGGCGGCTACGCCGCGCCCGCCGACAAACCATACAGCGTGCGAGTCATCAATTGGCTGGATCACGCCTACCTGGTGACGCTGGAGCCGGCCATCTTCCCCAAGGCCGTGACGCTCAACGCGCGCGGAATTGCCCATGCCGAACAACTGCTGGCCAGCCGGGCCGGCCTGGAGAAAGCATCGTGAACAAGCGATCCGTGATCGTCTTCGGCCCGAAAGGCAGCGGCAAAACGCGCCATGCCGAGGCCCTGCGCAAGCACTTCGGCATGGAGAGCATCATCGACGACTGGAACGGAAGCGATCCCTTCCCCAGCGCCGGCGCCCTGGTGCTCACCAACAACCCGCACCCGCAGATTGCGGCCCGCGGCAACTACTACGTGCTCAACAAGGCGCTGCTGATCGCCGCCAAGGCGGTGCACGCATGAATACCCGTGGCATGACGCCCCTCCAGCACCACGCCATGTGTCTGGCGGCCGGTGGCTACTGGCAACTGGCCGATGCGATGGAGCTGATCCATCACAACAGCGAAGACAGCGACGTCATCGCTATCCACCACGCTCCCTCGCACACAACCATGTTGGGCCTGTGCGAAGGCACCACCGGAAACACCCGCTGCCTTGAATGCGACGGGGCCTGCGAAATGGAATGCGACCTCGGCCACTGGCATGACTGCACCGCATGCGACGGCACCGGCACCTTCGGCCCAGCCCAGCCCGACAACCTGCAGTGGATCAGCCTTGACGGCAACACCGACGAAGACTTCAAGCCAACCGGGCGTTTCATCACCACGCTCGATGAAGCCCGCCCGCTTGTCCGCGACTACACCCGACTGATCGAACGCCTGCAGGTAGCCGCATGAGCGCGCCCATCACCGCCCCGGAAATCCTCACCGCCGCCGCCAACGACATCGGCCAGCGCGCCACCCTGCGCGACCAGCCCACCGGCGAACGCTCAATGGCCCGCACCGTGGCCGCGTTCAACGCCCTGCACGGTACCGCGCTCACCGAAGTGCAGGGCTGGCATTTCATGGCCCTGCTCAAACTCGCCCGCGCCACCGCCGGTACCCACCATCCCGACGACTACCAGGACGGCGCCGCCTACACCGCGCTGGCCGGCGAAGCCGCTGCGCAGGAGGCCGCCGCGTGATCAATCATCTCGCCCTCGCCTTCATCACCCGCATCGCCGGCCGCCGCCCACCGGACTTCATCGTCGGCGCCGACGACCCGGCCGGCCCCTATCTACTGCGCTGGTACATCACGCCCTGGCGCGGCTGGTATCGCCATATCGACGAAGCCCAGCGCACATGCTGGCAGCGCCTCGCCGTGCGGCTGAGCATGTGCCTGCCCAACATCTACCTGCACAAATTCCTGCGGAGCGATGACGAGCGCGCCCTGCATGACCACCCTTGGGCGTGGGCCTCGCTCCTGCTGCGCGGCAGCTACATCGAGCACAGCATCGCCGCCGGCGGCATCCACAAGCGCACCGTTCGCGCACCTGGCAGCCTCAAAATCTGCGGACCCCGTGCTGCGCACCGCGTCGAGCTGTGGGACTTGTTCGACAACGGCCCTTCGCCCTGCTGGACGCTCTTCATCACCACGCCCGTGCTGCGCGAATGGGGCTTCCATTGTCCGCAGGCAGGCTGGGTGCCGTGGCGAAAGTTCACCGCCGCCGAGGATGGCCGCCGCGGCGAAATCGGCCGGGGGTGCGAGCCGTGAGCGCTGTCCACGTCCGCAGCCGCCAAGTCAGTGCCGTGAAGCAGCTGCTCTCCGGCAAGCCCGCCGGCCACACCCGCCACGAACTACTGCTTCTGCTCGGCAAGCGCGCAGACCCGAAGCAGCTCACTGCCACGCTCAACACGATGAAGAGCAACGGCGTCATCCGCGCCACCCGCACCAACGGAAGCCTGCACTTTGTGCTCGCCACGGAAAACCTGCTGCAACCGGCAGTGCGCACCCGTGTCCAGCGCCTCACCCCCGCCCAGGCAGACAGCGCCCGCATCCGCGCGGCCACACAAGGCATTGCCGCCGCCATCCCGCCATCAGCTGCCAGCACCACCAACGCTGAAACCGTAGAGCAGTGGATGGTCCGCACTGGCAAACGACCCCAAGTGCTGCCCCACAACTTCGACAAGCCCCACGCCACGTTCCCCGGGCGCCGCCCGTCCATCAATCACAAGAGACACGCCGCATGAAAAATCTGCATATCTCCATCGGCACGCTGAACATCCATCCGGCCAGCATGCCCATCCTCGCACAACTGGACAGCATCACTGCACCGCTGACCGTGGAAGTGGCCAACGCTATCGGTCACACCAAGATCCTTGCGGACGGCACTGCACTGCCCGACGGCAGCGACCGCACTGACCACGTTGCGGTCATCGACCACAGCACCGGCCTGATGTGGTCCGTGGAGTCCCTCGGCAGCACCGAAGACGCCGACGACGGCATCAGCCAGGAAGCCTGCGCCAAGCGCTGCAGCGACCTGCGGCTGCTGGGCCACGCCGACTGGCGCTTGCCGACGCGCTCCGAGCTGGCCGCGCTCGTCGATGACACCCGCCACGATCCCGCAATCGACACCGCGATCTTCCCCCGCGCGAAGCCCCGCTGGCACTGGACCAGCACCCCGGCCGCCTGGTCCTCGGCGTCCGCGTGGTTCGTCCATTTCTTCAGCGGCCTCGTCGACGACGGCTACCACCGCTACGACGGCGGGTTCGCGTTGGCCGTTCGTCGTGCCGGTCAGTAATTGGCCTTTTTGATCACAACCAGGAGCACCACAGCATGAGCAACATCAAGTTCATCAAGATCGGCGCCGACGGCCAGCAGTTGCCGCAGGACGCAACCAAATGGGTCGCCGTCGAACTGCCGGAATACGGCCTGACCTTTACCGCCACCAGCATCGTGGATTCGGATGTGCCGCAGGAGCAGTGCGAGGCTGCGGCCAAGGCCCTCACCCTGGCCGGCCACAGCGATTGGGATCTGCCCACCATCGAGGAGCTGACGCTGCTGGTGGATCGCACGCGCTATTCGCCGGCGATCAACACCGACTACTTCCGCGACATCCAGAACGACTGGTACTGGAGCAAGACGGAAGCCGCCTGGTCCTCGGCGTCCGCGTGGGGCGTCGATTTCGGCCTCGGCGGCGTCGACTACCTCCGCCGCTACGGCTACGGGTTCGCGTTGGCCGTTCGTCGTGCCGGTCAGTGATTTGACTATTTGCTGAGCTGACCGATGACTTCCCGCTTCCAGCCCCCGCCCATCATCAAGGCCGCCGAACGCCTGCTGCTTGAGATCGAGCAGGCCGTGCGCCAGTTCCCCCGGTATCACCGCTATGCGGTCGGGGCAGACCTGCGTAAACAGGCCATGACCGTGTTCTCCAGTGCCAATCGGGCGTGGCGCGATCGTGCCCGGCAGACCGAGCTGGTGGGCCAACTGGTGTGGGACATCGACTCACTCAAGCAGCACCTGCAGCTGGCGAAGCTGTTGCACGCCTTCAACAGCTTCCGCCGCTTCGAAATGCTGGCGCGCCTTGCCCAAGATCTAGGCGCACAGGCCGGTGGCTGGAGCCGCCGCCTCAGCGCTCCCAGTGCACAGAATGCGCAAGCCAGTGGCGTAGCGCAGCGTGGCCAGAAACTGAGTACCCGTACCGCCCTCGCGGGGGCCAATTCATGACGAAGCAGCGCTATCCGCATCCGGGCTGCGCTGCCTGGTCGCAAGTGTATGGGGAGGCGGCCGCCTGGTCCTCGGCGTCCGCGTGGAACGTCAATTTCAACAACGGCAACGTCAACAACAACCACCGCAACAACAACGGGTTCGCGTTGGCCGTTCGTCGTGCCGGTGAGTTTCAGGGAGATGTAGGCCTGCAGGAGTTGTATCAGGCATGGCGGCGTGCGCGCCGCCAGAAGGTTCCGAGCTTCAACCAGCTACGCTTCGACCACCACTGGGCCGATGGCCTGCTGTTGTTGCAGCACCAGCTTCAGGCGGGCGCTTGGCAGCCCCGCCCGTCCACCTGCTTCATTGCCACCCGGCCCAAGGCACGGGAGATCCATGCACCGGACTTCGCCGACCGCGTGGTGCACCACTGGCTGGTACCGCAGCTGGAAGCCATGTGGGAGCCCACGTTCATCCACGACAGCTACGCCAACCGCAAGGGCCGCGGCAGTCACGCTGCCGTCCAGCGCGCCCAGCAGTTCATTCGCCAGATCCACGGCGGCCAGGGCGGCGGATGGTACCTGCAGCTGGATGTGGCCAACTTCTTCAATAGCATCCACCGCCCCACGCTGTGGCGCATGCTGCGCAAGCGCATGGCCGCGCGCAAGGTATCCACGCAGGTTCAGCGGGCCACCCATGCCTTGCTGCGCCGCTCGCCGCTGCACGCCGGCGTACAGGTGCGTGCAACCCCGGCTGAGCTCGCCCAGGTGCCGGCACACAAGCGCCTCGCCAACGCGCCAACCGGGCGCGGCCTGCCGATTGGCAATCTGTCCAGCCAGTTCTTCGCCAACGTCTACCTCGACGCGCTGGACCAGTTCGTGAAACATGAGCTCAAGGCAAAGCGCTACCTGCGCTACGTCGATGACTTCGTGCTGTTCCACCGCGACCGCGCCCAGCTGCAGGATTGGCAGCAGCGCATCGAAACCTTCCTCGCTGAACGCCTTGGCCTGCGGCTGAAAGCCGAACAGAAGCTCCGCCAGCTCACTGATGGCCTGGACTTCCTCGGATACATCATCCACCCCACCCACATGCTCGCCCGCCGCCGCGTCGTCGGCCACTTGCAGCAAGCATTGGCCGAGTGGGAAGGCCAGCACGTGCACGGCAACCAACTGCGCGCCACGCCCGAGGAACTCGGCATCCTGCGCAACCGTCTCGCCAGCTTCGCCGGCCACCTGCGGCACGCCAGCAGCCACCGCCTCCTGCGCCGCATCCACCGCCGGCACCCCTGGCTGCGCACCGCGACCATTTCCCGGAAATTCGCCGCCCGCCACGAAGGCCGGTGCATCACCATTTTCCTTCCGAGGACCACAGCATGAACGCACACAACGAGCAGCACGATCCGGCATCGCCAGTAGTAAAGCAGAACTTGACTACTCAGCCCGCCGCAGCGCAGGAGGCGGTGGCGCATCTGCCGCGCCGCTCCATCGACTGGCTGCACGGCCTGCATAGCGCCAACGATGCGACGCGCAAGGCCGACGCCTACAACCGCCCGGTGCCGGACGAGCAAACCATCCCGGTCTACGCCGCCCCCGTCACCGCAGCGCCGGGGATCGACCCGCACGCGCTTGGCCTGCTGGAGGTTCTTGGCGCCAAAGACTTCGCCGAAGCGTCGAACATTGTCGGGGGACTGCTGGCCGACGCCAGCCCGAAGGGCGAACGTGTAAGCAATCCTGATGAGTTGGCCTTCGCCGCACGCGGGTTTCTGAGCGCGAGCATCATGCCTAGCGCGGAAGAATCGACGCGCGAAATGCGTGATACCTACTCGTACTGGCACCGCCGTCTGCTGCGCGCGGCAGGTGGTGCGATGGACTACGAGCAAGCGACGGACACGGCGGCGGACAGCCCCAAGGGCGGCAGCGAGCGCGGGCACTTCCAGGATCGCCTGGCGGATATCGAAGGCCGACCGCGCACAGAGCGTGAGCCGGAGGACGACGAAGAAGGATGCCTGCACGAGTTCGTGGCGTTCCGCTCGGACTGCATCCACTGCGGCAAAGCCTACGTACCCCCGCAGGCCGGCGATGCGGAGGTGCAGCCGTGATCCGCCCGCTGACGACTGTGCGGCCCCGTTGCTGCGGCGCTAGTGAGGCATCGGCTGAGCCGATGCCTCGACCCACTTTAAAGCGCGCCCTCGTGACCAGCGTAAAGAACTCGGCCGGATTCCCGGAGCATTCGATCTGCCTTCTCCTCCAGCGCAGTTACTTCAGCAACGAGCCGCTCGATCGTCTCTCTGCCGAAAGGCACACCTCGGCGTGCAACTTCCATTGCCTCGGAGGCCTTCTGCAGATTCAGGACCAATCCCAAGCAACTTGCGATAGTCGCAGACTGACGTTCCGGAAGGATGTGCAGTCTCCCCAAGAGCATAGTTGTCATCGGCATTTCCATCTGCTTGAGACCATCTGCGGCTCCCTTCCTACTTTCGTCATCATCCATCAGCCTATCCACGCCGAATTCAGTTACGAGCTGGCGCCACGCTCCCGCAATACTCGCTATCGAAGCAAACTCTGCGTAAAGAGCGGAGAGAATAACGACGCCCTCGCGCGCTCTTTCACGCGCGCTGGCGTCTGCCGGCGCCCTGGCCAGTGCATTTGCTTCTCTTCCAAGGCGCCACACTGCCCATGCGGAAGCAGCCGTGACAGTGACTCCCAATCCAGCAACCCAAAGGGCAGCAATCGCGATCAGAGCCGAAACCCACGCGGCACTAGCCGAGTGGGCATCCCACCAGACGACGCAGTCCTTCGCCAACGGCCAGCACTGGCTCACTCCATCCAGCATGCTCATTCCCTGATCCCCCTGTGGATTGGGCGGCATTCTGCCATGCGTCCGCGTGCTCGAGCGGCCCGCCCGCAGGGGGTGAAGTGATGGCGGACGGCATGCACCCATATGCTTCACGCCCCGAGGCTGGCACCCACGTGTCGCTGACGCCGCCGGCAATCATCAAGGCACTCGGCCCATTCGATCTGGACCCGTGCGCTGCGCCGTCGCCGCGTCCATGGCCCACCGCGGCGAAGCACATCGAGCTGCCCGAGGATGGGCTGGCTGCGAGCTGGCATGGGCGCGTGTGGTGCAACCCGCCGTTCGGCAAGCACACGCAAGCGTGGCTGCAGCGCATGGCCGAGCACGGCAACGGCATCGCACTGGCGTTCGCCCGCACCGAGACGGCGATGTTCCGTCGCTGGGTCTGGCCGCATGCCGCCGGCGTGCTGTTCCTCGCCGGGCGTCCGAACTTCCACTATCCGGACGGCACCCGCGCCCGAGGCAACAGCGGCGGGCCGATCTGTTTGATCGCCTACGGCGAGGACAACCGCCTGGCGCTTCAGCAGTCGGGGCTTCCCGGCGCCCTTGTCGCACTCGTAGCGGACAGCCCGCAGGGGGTGAAGGATGCGACCTGACCTGTTCCCCGGCACCAAGCCGCCGCGTGCGAAACCTCGCGTGATGATGCACGGCGTGGACTTCGGCTACGACGGCGATATCACACTCGGGCATATGGCCTGCGGGAAGTGCGGCCACGATGCCGGTTGGCTGATGTTCGACAACGACAGCGAGGCACGCAGAGGCGAGCCCTGCCCGAAGTGCAACGCGGACAGCCCGCAGGAGGCGAGCGATGCGAGCAATTGACCTCTTCGCCGGCCTGGGCGGTTTCAGCGAGGGCGCCGAGCAGGCAGGCTGCCAGGTCGTGTGGGCGGCGAACCACTGGCCGGCTGCCGTCCAGGTCCACGCCAACAACCATCCGGCGACGGCGCACGTCTGCCAGGACCTGCAGCAGGCCGACTGGACACTGGTGCCAGCACACGATCTGCTGCTGGCGTCGCCGGCCTGCCAAGGCCACACCCGCGCGCGCGGCAAGGAGCGCCCGCACCACGATGCCACCCGAGCCACGGCATGGGCTGTTGTCTCGGCGCTGGAATGCCACCGTCCGGCGCTCGGCCTGATCGAGAACGTTCCAGAGTTCACCCGGTGGCAGCTGTTCCCCGCGTGGTGCTCGGCCATCAACGCGCTCGGCTACGCAATCTCGCCGCATCTGGTCGATGCCGCGGACCACGGCGTGCCCCAGAACCGGGAGCGCGTGCTGATCGCGTTGACCCGCAGCAAGCACCCGATCCAGTTGGCGCTGCCCAGGCGCGAGCATGTGCCGGCTGCAAGCATCATCGACTTCGACGCGGGCCGCTGGTCCGCAGTCGAGAAACCAGGCCGCAGCGCCGCGACCCTGGGGCGCGTGCAGAACGGTCGGCGCCAGCACGGCGACCGGTTCCTGACGGCGTTCTACGGCAAGGAGCGAGGCGGACGGAGCCTGTCGCGGCCGGTCGGCACGATCACGACCCGGGATCGCTGGGCAGTGGTGGACGGCAGCAGGATGCGCATGCTCTCGGTCGATGAGGCCCGCCGCGCCATGGGCTTCCGCGCGACCTACCAGCTGCCCGATCGCCAACGGGACGCCATGCACATGCTCGGCAACGCGGTCTGCCCACCGGTCGTGCGCGACGTGATCGAAGCACTGAGGGCTGCAGCATGACCCCCAACCTGCAACGCAATGGAGGTAGCCGACATGGCCGATGAGATCGACATTCTTACCATCGCAGCGATGGCGCGCGATGCAGAATGGCTCAATGCCGATGCCTGCGCGTTTTTGCTAGGGATGACAACACCGACAGGGAAGATCAACAGACGCGGGTTCCTGGAGCGCATCGCCGTGCGCGAGAGCTTCCCCAAGCCGATGCTGCTGGGCGCTCAGAAGCGATGGCGGCGCGAGGAAGTAGCTCGATGGGCAGAGGATGAGGCAAAGATTAACCGAGCCGCTTAGCGAGCTCGGAAGCTGTGGCGCGGTAGTAGATCAGCAGGCTGTTGATGTTCCGATGCCCGATAACCCGCGCCAGTTCCAGCACGTCAAACTTCTTGGATAGCCGCCATATCGCCTCCGAACGGCTGTCATGGAAATGCAGGTCCGAGATTTCCTCTATGCCATCCCGGACCTTGCGGAATAGTCCATCACGCTTTCTCGCATCCAGTCCGAACACCGGACCGAATCCAAGCGGGAGCGTCCGAAGTATCTCAACTGCACGCGGCGACAACGGAACCTCACGACTGTCCCCGTTTTTGCTCTCGCGAATAGTGACGTAGCGCTCGGTCAGGTGCACATCCGTCCAGCGCAGAGCACAGATTTCCCCGGAGCGCATGGCCGTTTCCAGGGCGAAGAGGAAAGCAAGCCCAATGCGGTTGCGCTGCGTCTCAGCCACGAGCTTCTCATGCACACCGAAGGCCACTGATAGCGCATGTATTTCCTCGGCCGTGATGCGCCGGGCGCGCCCCTTGGGTTTCGGAGGCTGGCGAACGTCGGTCAGTGGATTCGTTTTCAGCCAGCCCCATTCCTTGCGCGCAGCCTCCAGCACCGCGTTCAACAGGTTCATCTCGCGCGCGACCGTGGCCGGCTTGATTGTGCTTGCCTCGCGGCGAGCCGTTGCAGGCCTCACGTGCTTCAGTCGAGCATCGCGCCACTCCGCGAAATCAGCAGCAGCGAGCGCCAGCAGGCGGCGCTTGACGATCTTGTCCTCTCGAATGAAGCGCGCAATGCGGATCTGCTCCCATCGACGGCCGCGCTTCTTCTCGCTGACTTCGTCGGAGTACCGCTGCAGCGCATCGGCCAGCGTCTTATCAGGGAGAGTGCTGCCGGACAGCTGCGCCTCCTGCTCATTCGCCCATGCCAGCGCTGCACGCTTGGTGTCGAACACCCGCGTGGCGCGCTTACCATCGACCTTGACGAAAGCGCGATACCTGGAGCCTTTGGGACGGATGGATGCCATGCCCGCATTGTGTGCCTTTCCGTGTGCCCGTGTGCCTTTCGAATCCGGGCGAATCCGGGCATTGACGGTGGAGGAAGGACAGCCAACCCCTTGATTTGCGGGCGTATCCGGGCAAATCCGGGTGAACTCGGGTGAACTCGGGAAGGCTTGAAATGGGGGTCTGGTGCCGCTTATCCGAATCGAACGAATGACCTACTGTTTACAAGATGTTTGGACTCATCTTTAAAATCACCAACATAGCCCACTTTATTTTTCCAATGAGGGGGCGTGAAGCATGCGCGGTTGCTGGAGGCATCGCTGAATTTTCCCGGTGCCAGCGATTCGCCGGGCGCATTAACGTGGCCGCATCGAGCCGTGACCTGCAGAACACCAATCAGTTGGGCAGAGATCGCCAAGAAAACTGGGTACCGACTCAAGCATAGCCTGGGCAATGACGCCAAATGGATTTAGCACAAGCACCCTCTTGGCAAAAGAAAAATTGCACTTGGAGCAGTTGCTTCGGACCCATAACGCATATCGGTGCGATCGCCGAGCCCACCGCTGGGTCCGGTTACACACTGGCTTGCTAGCCGGACCTGGCCGGTCTAGGATCGAGCTGTGTCAAGGCGAACGCCCGCCATACGGCGCTTTATGGACAGGCCATATAGCCAAAACCAGGGCCACCTATCAGATAATTATCCTTCAGAACCATAGGAATAAACATGACAAGAAAGTACAGAGCAAGCCTAACGCTGGACTATACCGGAGGCATCACAAATGAATATCAATACTTGATCTCCGCCCTTATTCAGTCCGGGTGGACGTATGTGGAGACGAGCTCCCTCGTCCTGGAGACTGAAGACAGGAACGAGATCTGGCAGGGCATGCAACTCGTCATGAAGCAAGACCCACACCTCTCTCCACTATCGGCAATCACGCTTTACGTGATCGGCAGCGAGGATCTAGATAGCGGGGTCCCGTATCCGTACTCAGATACTCATCCGGGCGCACTTACGAATGTTAGCAGCAAGCCTCTACCTTGAAGGCTACCATTCTTTGCTCTTTGTTTGCCAGTTTTACGGCCAACAACTTGTTCAAGCCGAGCCCACTTCGTGAACCAGATTAATTCAGGCATTAGGACGTTTAATTTGAATCTAGACTACTTGAAGAAATGTGCGCAGCGACAGCACAAAGCTACAGCGGCAATCGTGCAGAGCCTAGTCGGAATGCCTTCACCTCTAGTTTCCACCTTCCCACTAGTTGCCAAGAAAGGCGCGACACTTTTCTATTTTGCGCCGCAAGAGGTTCAAACAGATACCGATTTCATAAATCCTTACATCATGAATGGAAGTTTCTCTCTCGAGTTGCATATGAAGTACCTACATGCACTTGAGACCGAGAGGAAACTCCTGGGAGGCCACCGCTTGTGGGATCTCTTTTCCAACCTAACTAATGAATCCAAGGATGCAATTCGGACGAATTTCTCCGCAATCACAAAGGCGAGCGCACTGCACAAGAACATCTCCCGAATTTTCAATAAAGAACTGAGGCTGCCGTTCACCTGGAGCCTTGAGCTTCTTCTTAAGCGCGCCGACCTTGCCTTCGAACGTTGGAGGTACATCTACGAGGGCGAAGACACCACATGGTTCGCTGGATACAGTGAAATGCAGCAAGCCATTTGGCAGCGTGCCGACCAGCTTGAAAAGGAAAAGCTGGGTGCCTTAGTACCCAGCAACGCACTCTAACAATTCGTTCAATCCGAAACCGCCTCGCTGCGCGACTTAATTTCTGAGCTGTGAACGTCAGCTACTTGCCGGTAGCGGTCGCTTGGTGAAATTCTGAGCATATCCAGAGTGCCAGGATGCTTTCCTGCACAACAGTCGAAATGAAAAGACAGTTGCCATTCCAATCCCCAGCGCCCCCCAAGAGCCTTGGCACGACTAGCGTTCGGCGCTTCGTGAATCATGGACTCTGGAATGAATTTTCCCAGAATTTCCCCAGGAATCCGACTGCCTTGCGCCATCAATCCGCAAGAAAAATCCATTGAATTCAATTGGCTTATGGTGCCGCTTATCCGAATCGAACGGATGACCTACTGTTTACAAGACAGTTGCTCTACCGACTGAGCTAAAGCGGCAAGGGTTCACGCGGCGCACTCGCGATGCGCCCGGGCGGCATTCTAGCGCAGGCGCGCGCACTCCAGCGCTTGCCGCTGCGCGGCACCGCTGCGCCTGTGCAGATCGTCCGCAGCGGCGGCAGCGGCATGGGCCGCGTC